GCCTTGGTATGCGGAATTGGCATGGGCAGCCAGCTTCCGAACCACCTCGTCATTGTCAAGAGCGACTGCAGGTACGACGTGCAACAACAGCAGAGCAACCACGGAACGTACTATCTGGTGTAGCATAGTTGGTTCTCCTTTTTTACGGCCAGAGAAACTCATGGGTTTTAGTTTCCTGGGGCGCTGGCAGGATGTCTTTGGCTTCGGCCAGAAGCGGAGCGACCAGGCGCAGGGCTTCGATTTCGCGTCTAAGCACTTCAACCGCAGCCATTTTCTCCAGCAATATTTGCATGACATCCCTCACTCAGCGCTTGGCCTCCAATCGGTTTGCCGATTAAGCCCTTGATGGCCCAAATGCGGGTAAGGCTTCCAAGGACAATTGCACGCGGGCAGAATCTCAACAGGCACGTGGACCTGTCTTAGGTACCAGGCGGTATATTCTCTGCGCATGCGCTTCATCTGACGATGCTCGGTTGAGCGCAGAAACGACCGGGTATTGAATCCGTAAACCATTAGGCCGCTTTCTCCTCTCATTCCTGGATGCTGACGATAGTGGCTCCTGGCGTTTCCTGAGTCGCGCTGTGCGTCCATATGCCCAAGAGCAGCATGGCCGTCAAACAGCAGCCGACGAGGAATACGCCCAGCAAACTTGAGCCTCCCGCCCCGCGCTCTGCCCGCTTGGCCAAAATACGAATCTCAGCCTCGTTCGCCAGCTGGGTTACGGCTCCGTCCCTGGCATCCTGGGCCCGAATCCAGTCTTTAAGCACTTCGATATCTTTCTGTACTCGGATGATCTCGTCCTGCTTGCGCGCTAGCACTGACAAAAGCCTTTCCATTTTCGTTAGCTCCTCTCGGGGGAGGAGTGGGTTAGGTGCGTTTCGCCAATAGGGCGAAAAACCAGAACAACACCACAATCAATGTGACAAACGCTATTGCATCCGGCCAGTTGGTAGTTTGCATCACACCTCTTTTGCATTCCACGTCTTGAAGTTTTTCATTTCTTCTATGCTTGGCCAATTGCCAGTGAAGGTCAGTACGCGGTCGTCAATGCCGAGGAACGCCGGTGGTTTCTCGGTTGGAAATTTCCAAACCTTATCGATCATGGCTACAGCTTGATCTTTGGCGATCGTCACTGAATCCCCTGGGAATTTTGCCGTGTGCCATTCCACGTACTTGTTGAGAAACCACTGTTTCATTGCTTGCAAGCCACCGTCCTGATTGCTTCGGGAGGAGAAGATATTGATTTCAAATTCCTGGCTTGCATCGGCTAAGAATTCAAAAAGGCCGGGCACTGCATCGTCGGGTATTGTGTCTGCGCCTTTCCAGCCGCTTACATAGCTGTGGCAAACACCATCGAAATCCAAGCAGAGAATTGGTTTGCGTCTGGCCAAGTGAGTCATGTTGTTTCCTCAAATCTTCCTCTGACAGATGGGCGATTCCCGCAATCCCGTAGTCTTCCTCAAATCCCTTGATAATGATCGTTAGCAGGCTGTAGGCTTCAACCGGAGTTTCCACGTTTGCCCGTAAATAGTTGAGAATGTAGCTCGACATCTTGGTGAATTTGGCCTTCTTCTCGGCGGTCATCTCCCAAGTAACGGCCTTGACTCCAGGCTGCTTAAGTGCGGCCTTGAATTTCTCATCCATCATGCGGCAGCAATCCAATCTGCAAATGGGCGCAATTTCCTGCCCTTGCGATGCTCAGCAGCGTGGCATTCCGGATCGACGGCGAGCACGTTTGACAGGACGTCTGACCCGCCACGCCCTCGGCTGACGATGTGTGCCAAGTGGAAACTTCCCCAAGTGATGCGCTTGGGGCATCTCTGGCCATCAACCTCGTTCTCGCACTGGCCCTTCGAGCGGAAGAAGGCCGACTGCCGTAACTGCTTCATGCCTTCCGCATCGAGCCTGATCTTGGGCGCACGCCAGGGGGCCGATACCTTGACCTCGCGCGGCTTGGGCTTGAGCGGCGAGCGGCGGATTGGGTTGAAATTTGTCATAGGCAATTTCTGCTTGCATGTATTTGTTGGATTGCGTTTCTGCCGGCCCGAACTTTCCGTACTGTTATGTCCACGTCAGACAGGAATTGCTCAACTTCGAGTTCCATGCCCGCAATCAGCTTGTCATTGCGCGGGAAGCGTTTGACGAATAGCTTCAACTCGTCTGGCATTCGAGAGTCGAACGATACGAAGTCGCACCATTGGCGCCCGGTGCAGGCCATCCCGCCTAGCATCTGCCAGTGATAATCTTCTGGAATTTCGCCAGAACTTAGAATGTCCAAATGATTGATGGGAGTGAGGCACTTGATTTCGAGGATGCCGTCATCGCCTATCAGACCGTCGGTGGATGCCGAGAACCACTTGATGCGGTCATGCATGGCGAGGCCGATTTCGTTTACTTCCAGGCCAGTTGCTAATTCATATTCGGTGCGGGCCAAGGGCTCATTCTCGATGCCGTGCCACATGGCGTCAGAGACATAGTGCTCATAGGCCAGCCCGGTAAGCCGCTCGATGGCGAGTTCCTTGCGGTAGTTGGCCCGCGCGGCAGACTCTTTTTTAGGGTCTTTCAGCTTGGCCAGCGCGTCATTCAAGCGAGAGGCGGTGCAGCATCCGTGCCGCATGGTGAGCCACTCCGGCGTGCCTTGAATGAGGTCATCAATAATCATCTGAGTTCCCGCTTTCTCTTGTCTTTGGCTTCTACAATTCGCTTCATGGCCTCCTGGTCATTGAAGCGGCGGGCGTCACGATAGGCAGCAGCGAATATTTGCCTGAGCTCGGCCAAATCCTTCGAGTTAGCCAGCCATTCCAGCCGTTCCGAGACGTCACCGAAATTCGCGGAGGCTTGAGCGTCATCATCCGTACCGCCTGCTGCCAGGCCAGTTGCAGCCAGCAGCGTATAGCGCTCTAGATAAGTAACGGTTGAGCCGATCGCCTGGATGGTGTTCTTGCTGCCGGAATTGTCGGGGGCGCCCATCAGTTTAGTTTCTTCCGAGTGCCCTAGTTCGTGCGTCAAAATGCAGGTAACGGTAATCCACTCCGTGGTCTGCTCGACTTTCCAGCGGTGCGAGATGCCATGCTTGGATAGTCCGCCAATGACCGCATCGCATACGTGGTCAAGCGTGGCATGCTTGTAATCGACCGGTCCTTTGGCCGATTGGAAGCTGACCTGCTTATTTTTTGAGATTGTGGGTGGAGCGGATTTAAAAGCATTCATCGCCACAACGAAAGCTTTGCGCGCCTCATTGCGCTCCCAGCGCTCTTGCAAGTCCATGAGCTTGGTGAGTTTGTCAATGTCGGCATTCTGCGAGACGGCAATTCGCAGCAACTCCACGGGAGTCAGTGCGGGAGTCAGTGCGACGATGGCTTCAGTCTCTTTACCGTTGATGGGTTCGGCGGATGTGCTATTCTGGTTTGGCATAGTGGTTTCCCTTTTGCTAGACCCCTTGGCCCTCGGTCCTCAAACCTGGGGCCTATTTTTTGACCCCTGGAGAGATACCGGAAGCGCACGAAAAAACTGACGGAATGATTTCGTCAGTTTTTCTGACGGAATGCCCGTCAATTTCCTTGACGAAACCTGAATGATGTTCATTGCGGCCTCCGGACGTGCATCAGCTTCATCACGCCATAGCTAACCAGCGATCCCGCCGCGCAGAATTCCATCCGGTTCGAGGCGAAAAAGTGCTGCGGATTATGGATAGCCCGATAAAGCGCACAGGACCCGACGCCAGCAGCTAGTCCCGCCCAAGGGCGATACGTCAGAGTGCCGACGATGATGGCCACCCCGCCCCCTTGCAAGGCATAGAGCTGGTTGTCGAAGGAGAAGCCAGCGGCGTAGTCGTTCGAACGGACGGTGACAATCGGCGGCTTCGTCACGGTCGGTTGCGGTTGCGGCGTGGCTGGCCACTGGGCCAGGCACGCGGTGGATGACAGCAAAAGTGCGAGTGCGAGTTTCATGGGTTCCCCCTGTCGCTCTCGGTAAATCCCAGGAGCGGTCCTGCTACATTCTTCTGAAAGTTGGCTTCACGTTCGGCTTCGTATTCCAGGTTGGCACGCCGAGAACAGTCGGAACAATGCCCGTCCTCGTCGCCATCGCACCAGCACACGCCGTGCTTACAAATCTCTTCTCCGCACCTGGGACAACAGTTGCCGAGTCGGCAAACCTCCTCCGCATCCGCATCCTGGCGAAGAATTTCTTCGAGCTCGCGAATTGCCTGTTCCTTGGTTGCGCCAAACCCCACCTTGCCGCTTACGCCGTCATAGGTATCAGCATCGTAGGCGGCCCAGTCGAAGTCACGGATGGGAATGGGTGGGTAGACGTATATGGTTTTGATTTTCATAATTCGCCATCGGCCGGCTGAGACGGCAGCACACCTCGTCCGCGGCAGGTGTCGCAGCATTGGTCAGCTACTTCGTACGATCCGCCTCGGCCAACTGAGCCCGTGCCGTTGCAGTCCGGGCAGATGCGCTCGACCTGCCGCGGCATCTCGATGACTTTGGGCTTCTGGTCTTTCTTCTCCAGGCCAGCCAGTACGTTGTCGGTAAAGCGGTCGATCGCGGCAGTCGGCGTGACCATGAAGTCTTGATCCAGCTTGGCTTCAAACTGCGCGACAATAGCTTCAGCGAAAGATAGTGCAGGCATAGTGGTGTTCATGCGGTTTCCTCGTTTGGGTTGGTTTCTACGACGGACGCGGGAGACTTTTTGGCGGGGGTGTTCAAGACCGGCTCAGCTTCGCCGGTTACTGGGTCCACTACGTAATTCGGCCCAAGCAAAACTTGCCGTCTGGCGATGATGGCGGGCCAGACATTAAGGGGATGAATGCCGAGCACGACGTAGGTGGCGGCGATCTGCGGGTCACAGTAGCCGCGGGCAGCGAAAAGACAGGTGATCCAGGCAATCCGGTAATCGTCCCTCAGCCAAGCGTTAGACTCTTGCGCCTCTTGGCGGGCGATGTAGTCCATCGCGCCCAGCAAATGTGAGTTGCCGTCCACGATCAGCCAGAGCAGCTCGATTAAAAGCGCTTTGTATCCCGGGTATTCGCGGAGAAACTTGCAGTGGCCAGTAATGTAGCGTTCGAGCTGGAGTAGGGAAGGTAGCGGATTCAGCCCGGACGGCTCAGCGGAAAGGGATTTTGTTCCGGAATCAGAACAGGGGTGAGCTTTACATAATACTTCTTGTGCTATCGGGTTTGCGTCAAGCCGATAAAAAACATTATCGGACGCTGCGCCCTTTCCGGGAATGGGAAAATCGGTCACTTGGAATCCTTCTTTTGGCGCTGATTCCAGTCGCGGCTCCAGCATTTCGGACATTGACGCGGCGTGCTAGGCGTCTTGCGGAACCAGGCATGGCCGCAACGTTGGCACTGCTCATACTTCGGAATCGGCAGTTTCTTTTCCGGCATCTCTTCTGACAAAACGCTTGTCATGCTTCCAACTATACTCCGGTCAGGAATCTTGTCAAGCCCCTACCGACAATTATATTGTCTCCATTTTCAGCCACTTAGAACTGCGCCCAATTTCTCCACAGCCATCCACAGGGAATCTGAAGTTTCCGCTTGTGCCCTGGTCCCGTTTCGTGCCAAACTTTCCGGGTCGTTCGACCGCTCTCCTCGCGCGCTAAAGCGGGGTCCCCTCAACAATATTCGTGCGCCTTTCGCTCACCTGCTGATTTTGGCCGCGAAACCGATCTCCGTAACCTGCCTCGATGGCAAGATCGTGCACCGCACGCGCCGCAAAGCTAAAGAGCTCTGCGCCAAGGGCAGCCATCGTTGGCACGACGATTTCACCCTGATCGAGCTCAAGCCTCATTCCAGCCATCCCGACTACGCCCGCTTGTTACTCTCTCGCCAGCTTTCTGCCAGCGTTCCCGCCTACATCCCGACCGAATACATCCCTGCTAAAATGCCGGCGCTTAACGTACCCAATACCCGCTTTGAGCAACCTAATTCAGCCGCGTGGCGTCTTTGTCACTGGGACTACGGCCCATTTTTGCCTGTGGAAATTGGGGGGAACAGGCTAGAATAGTGATGTTTCCCCCAGGAGGGATGGTGAGCCATGACCTATACGGACGCTGCGGACCTCGTAGCGGAGTGGCTCATCTTGCACCAATGTGCACCGGGCTGCAAATGTCACGAATTGCGTCAAATTCCTGTCATCGCGGAAGCCTTGGCCCGCATGGGCACGCCGCCATGGATGCCTCCAGCGGATAACCGTTCCTACCGGATTTCCTGCTACTGAATATGAAGGTGACGATATGAGCCTGCTCGGGGCCAAATTCTCAGGATTAGGAACTGTGCTGGTGATTGTTTTCACGATCGTGGAAATCGTCACTATGGTGTACTGGCTGAAGTTGGCTCCCGGCAAACCCTGGTTGGCGATCGCCATTCTTTCGGTAGGCCTTGTAGTTGAGCACTTCATTTCCGCCGCCACTGGCGTACACATCAGCAAAAAAGAGTGATTTTTGTGGATAACGGTTTCTACACCATCGCCAACTACCAGTGCTCGGAATGCGGCAAATCGCTAATCTGGGAGAGAACGTCTTTTGAGGAAAAAGAACGCTTGCGGCTTTTCCACCGCCAGGATGGCTGCAGCCGCAGCGGTAAACGGTACCTGGCGCCGATTCAAAGTTTGCCTGAATTGACGGAAGCTTCCGAAGTTCCTCCGAAAACCGCCGTATAGCAAATTCCTGTGTGCTACGACTGCATATTGGGCCACCATGCGCAAGACGAGCGGTGCGAGTGCGCGTCGGAAGCAGAGCCTTCTGCGATTTTCCGTTGGAAGATTCCCCGCCTCCAATCTGCTCAGCTCGGACACGGCAGGGGAAGGGCAGGCATTGTGCGAGGCGCTAGAGTGGCCTTTATCGCCTTCTAGCATCAGCCTGCCCGTAATTGAGCATTAAAGTGTGGGCCTCACCGCTAGGCAAAAGCGCTTTATAGCCGAATACCTGATTGATCCAAATGCCACAAAAGCAGCTATCGCAGCCGGTTACAGCAAAAAGACGGCGGAGGTTGCAGGCTCGAGGTTGTTAAGAAATGTTAAGGTTTCTCAAGCTTTAGCGAAAAAGTCCAACGCGCTTTATGCCGACCTCGAAATTTCGGCCCGCAAAGTCCTCCAAGGCATCGCCCAACTCGCCTACTTCGATCCGCGTAAGCTATTCGACGAAGACGGCCGGCTCAAACCGATTACTGAGCTGGACGATGTGACGGCTATGGCGGTATCTGGCATAGACGTGCAAAGCCTCTATAGCCATTTCGGCAAAGGCCAGGCACAAGAGATTGGCACGATTAGCAAAATCAAGCTGGCCGACCGCGGATTAAATCTTGAGCGGCTAGGCCGGCATTTGAAACTCTTCACCGACCGGGTGGAAGTGACTGATCTGGCAGGAATTCTGGCGCGGCTTAAAGCGGGACGGGAGCGGGCCGCGAAATCGTGAGCGCAAGGGTTGAAGCTTTGCCCGACGTTCAGCTTGCGGAGGAAGTCTCCCACTACTACGCCGACCCGCTCGGCTTTGTCATGTTCGCCTATCCTTGGCAGGAACCAGGGACGCCGCTTCAAGACGAACCAGGCCCGGACGATAACCAGAAAGAATTCTTGCTCGCGCTCGCCGCAGAAGTGAAAAAACGCAAGTTCAACGGCATGGACCCGGTAATGCCCGTGCAGATGGCCGAATCTTCGGGCCACGGTACGGGCAAATCCGCTATGGGCGCCTGGATTGCTGACTGGATTTTGTCCACCCGCCCGG